AAATAAAATACATTTGGAAAAGGGGCTATTCGTTAATCAGGTTATGCGGGGACCTTTATTCAATATAGGAGATAATCTTATGCAAACTATAGAATTACAATATCCGCTTAAAGTAGATGGTGCTAAGCTTAGCAATCTCAGCTTACGCCGACCAAAAGTGCGAGATCGACTGACTGCAGAAAAAGCATCAGGCACAGAAAGCGAAAAAGAAGTACGTTTTCTCGCTAACCTTTGCGAAGTGACACCCGACACCATTGAAGAATTAGATATGGCAGATTACGTTAAACTGCAAGAGGCCCTAGCCGATTTTTTGTCTTAAAGCCAGAGATGTTGCGTGAAGGTGTTGTTATTCTTGCGCAGCGCTGTGGCTGGGGATTGAATGAATTGTTGGATTTAGATGAGGAAGAGTTACTCAAGTGGCTGGAAGCGACTGCACTTGTGATGCAGAGGTGATTGAAAAATTGTTTTTTGTTATCTAAAAAGGAAGAAGAAAATGTCTGATCGAGAAAAATCGAACAAGCCCTTTTCTAAAAAGTACTCCTATAATGACATCATGGGAGATGTATGGAAAGGTATCTATACTAATAATTTATCTAAATTAGCTTTGGAAAACTTTCTTGAACATAAAAAAAAAGGAAGGGCTGGAGGAAAAGATGCTTATAAACGTATATGGGAACTTTCAAATCCTAAAAATCCAGAATATAAATTTTTACCGGAGTTTGTAAAGAAGGATCTTTCTAGGCAATGGAAATTGTTTGAAAAAGGACTGTTAAAGATAAGGGGGTTTCGTCTCCCGAAAGGCATCGAACTAGGTCATCCATACGGTAAGACTGCGCAAAAAGGTTTTTCTCATACGCAAGCAAAGAGTTGGCCAATCTCTCAGTCGTTAAATCGAAGTCTTATGACAAGGATACAAAATACATGGCCAGAACTTCAGAATTTGAAGTCAGATAAAAACGCACATAATGAGTTATTACAGAAAACTTTATTTGAATGGGCGGATAAACATAAACTAAGCGCATTAAAAAAAAGATTGAAAATGTTAAAGGTTGAAGTAAATTATGTTTTATCAAATGGCGATCTCTCGTCGGTTAAAAATGTACAGAAAAATATTGATAAGTTTTTACTTAATATTAAAGCAGCTCCTTCAATGTACAATTTAAGTAAAAGAAGTGTTAGTAATTTAGAAAAAGAAAGTATTGTACTTAAGCAGAAAATTAATCCTCTACAAAGAGGTGCTATTATTCCTATAAACAACACATCTTCATCGACACAGAGTGTTAAGAAAAACTCTCATATAAGACGTTCACGAAATTCACAATCAAATAGGTCACCAAGAAATATAGCTATTTCTGGTAGATTAGGAGGTGTTGCTGCTTTCGTAATAGAAGAAGGTATGAAACTTGAAGCTCTACAACGTTATCGGAAAGGAGTTGAAAGAAGTTCTGAATATCGTGAGGAACGCAATAAATATATATTATATGAATTCGCACCTAGATTAGAGAAGAGTATCCCTCTGAATGCTAATATTAATACAATTGAAAGAGAGGTCAGAAGACATACAAATGGTGTACTTCAGGGAAGTAATACTCCTTCTCGTCCTGACTTGAAGTATCTAACAGAACGTGAATTTCCTCTTGTCGTTAACAAAATACTTTCAATTAGAGTCGGTAATTATGAAAATTATGAAAGAACACGTAAGGGAGGTGTGTTTCAAGAGGGAGTACTACCATGGTATAGGTGGACAGACAACAGGTTAACTGCTAGGAAAAAGTATAAAAGAATTCTATCTAAACGAGTTACTAGAGTAGAAGGAGTAAGGCTGGTTGTTAATCCCAGCGACCATAATTCAACAATAATTACTAAGCTTCCAAAGAATACTCTCATTGAAGTAACTAACAAGGGGCAAGAAGAAAAATTTAACAAAAATGCTCCTGTGAAAAGTAAATGGTGGGAGATTAGAGTACTCGTCGGTAATAAACGATATTCTGGAAAAAAAGGCTGGTTAATGAAAGAGAATTTGACAATCCCAAAATACCACACCGGCGGCATCGTGGGTCGATCTCCAGTTCAGGGGAAAGCTTTCTCTAATTTATCGCTGGGCGCTAAGGAACAACTTGCAGTCCTTGAAAAGGGAGAACTAGTTATACCGAAGGGTCGAGTAAAGGAGCTGTTAAATCAGTCTTCTAACCAATTTTCACATAGTATTTTAGGGGAAAATTCAAGAAGGGCGGATCATTTAATTTCTACTTTGACAATTCCCCAACGAACGTTCACAGATACTAATATCATAAATCAAACTTTGACAGAACTTGGTAATAAAATTGATAATCTAAGCCAAAATAGTCATGGGGAAATAAACCAGTTACAACAATCATTAGAAACGTTAAGTAGAAAGTTTGAGCAGAAAACCATACCGTCTTCTCTTGTGCAATCACAACAAAGCAATAATGCGGATGGCGCTTTATACGATCAGTTATTCTAGTTTGAACCAATAAATCATTAAATATTTAATTCATAACCCGCAGTTTGCTGCGGGAACAGACATGTAATCAAATTTATGGAGTAATGCTTATGAGTGGATTTAGTGCCATTGATCTGAGTCAATTACCTGCACCTAATGTGGTTGAACCACTCGATTTTGAGGCAATTTTAGCAGCGCGTAAAAAGAAACTGATTGAACTGAAACCGGATCTCAAAGAAACCTTGGAATTGGAGTCCGAACCACTAGTTAAATTTTTAGAAGAAGTGGCTCTACGGGAAGTACTATTGCGCAAACGGGTCAATGAAGCATCTCAAGCCGTTATGCTACCGTACGCAACGGGTGCGGATTTGGATAATCTTGCTGCTTTTTACGGCATCGAAAGAGATGTGCTTGACATTGGTGATCCCAAAGCCGTTCCGCCTATTCCACCGACGTATGAGAGTGATGTGCGCTTGCGAGAACGTATCCAATTGAGTTTGGAAGGGTTTAGTACAGCCGGCCCTGCCGGTGCTTATATTTTCCATGCTAAAAGTGCAGATGCACGGGTTAAAGATGTATCGGTTACTAACCCAACGCCTGGTGCAGTCGCGATAACAATTTTGTCAACTTTAGGAAATGGAGCACCCGTTGATGATAAAGGTAAGCCCACTGAAGAGATGCAAGACATACTGCTTAACGTAAGTACAGTATTAGATGATGAAGACGTTCGTCCATTAACAGATAAGGTTAGTGTTCAAGCAGCTGAAATTATATCTTATTCGATCACAGTAACACTTTATTTCGAAGCAGGTCCTGGTAGCGACGAAGTCTTGATAGAGGCTAAAGAAGCGCTACAAAATTATGTAGATAAGCATCATCGCTTAGGGCAGAAAATTACTACGTCCGGTTTGCATGCGGCTTTACATCAGACTGGAGTGGCTGAGTTAGCGCTAGTCGTTGAGCCAGAGGACATAGCTGATGTTGATAAAAATTCTAAACAAGCTGTTTTTTGCAAGGGTTTTACAGTAAATGATGGCGGTGTAAAACAATGAATGAAAGTGTATTGCCTCCCAATGCTAGCGACTTAGAAAGAATTATTTCTAGTGTTGTGTCAGAAGGCATTGATCCTATTCCGGTGCCCATTCGCAACTTATGGAATCCAAAAACTTGCCCTAAAAAGTTTCTTCCTTGGTTAGCATGGGCTATGTCGGTAGATGAATGGGATAATCAATGGCCCGAAACAATCAAACGGCAAGTGATTCTCGATAGTACCAAAGTACATCGGCATAAAGGCACTGTTGGCGCATTGAAACGTGCGCTAGCAGATATTGATATGCCAATCATTGTAACCGAATGGTTTAGAGAGGAAGGTGGTGAACCCTATACGTTTCGTCTGGATGTTGATGCGAATATTCGAGGTATGGAACGAAAAACACATGCACAGATTGACCGTATCATTTGCGATACAAAAAATGTTCGTAGTCGTTTAACAAAAGTCCGAGTTAATTTGCGCACTCAAGGAGCAATCCGTGTGGCGTTTGCACAAGCGTCAGGTGATGTTACTTGGTTGTATCCACGTCAAAATCATGAACTTAGCCATCGAAGTGCAGCATTGACGTTTACCTCGGGGCAATATGGAGCTGTTAAGACTACAATTTTTCCAGTTTAAGCAATTTATTGGAATGTGCTTGTGTTTGAATTCACAAAAATTCACGCAGGTTTTTATTTATTCGGGAGAAAAATATGGGAACTTATTACACCATTTTGACAAAAAAAGGGCAGGAAAAGCTTACTGCTGCTATTGCTTTGGGAAATAACATCCAATTAACTCGATTTGAAATAGGAGACGGTGGTGGGTCTGTCTATGATCCTAATGCTGATCAAGTTGAATTGGTCAATACGGTTTATGGTAAGTTGCCTAATGCTGCACCTATAAATTCAGTGTCTCTAGATGAAGGCAATGCAAATTGGTTAGTGCTTGAATGTATTGTGCCTAAAGAAGACCTGACTGATGGTGACGGTTTTTATGTGCGAGAGCTTGGAATTTTTGATGGTGACGGTGATTTATTTGCCATTGCAAACTATCCAGAAACGTATATGCCTTCACTCAATGAAGGTGGAGCGCGGGATCTTTTAATTCATACTTTTCTTGAAGTAGGCAATGTTGAGTCTGTTGCATTAAGTATTGATAGTAATGCTATTATTGCTACACATAACTATGTTGAAAGAAATACACTTGCGCTATCACAAAATCTATCGGATGTGCCAGATAAACAAGCGGGTGTGGGTAATTTAATTTCTGGTGGTGAAGCGGGACAGGTATTAACGAAAAAGACCGCGACTCCTGGTGATGTGGATTGGGTTGAACCAGCGAAACAACCTAGTATTGGTCAATTAGTTCCTGGAGGGGGAGGAGCAAGACAGGTATTAACGAAAAAAACTGATGCTGATGGTGATGTGACATGGGAGGAACTATTTACAAACGGCGTATATCAAGCCAACGTTGATGCACCATTAGGATCGATGCATGTAGATAATCTAGGTAAAGTGGGGATTGGCACATCGAATCCTACTAAAGAGTTGGAGGTTAATGGAAATATTCAGGCAAGCAAAGGCATTAGTTCACAAGGTGGGATAGTCAGACGGGATTTTTTTACCTGGAATAACTCGTCGGCAGGATCGTATCCATCACCAATTCACCTTAAAACTAATATTCCAGCCGAAAGTAATATTATGTTTCGAATTCTTATAGAGGGTTATAATTATGGGTCAGGACTTATCATAAATTCGGATATCGCTGGATATACCTGGTCTGGCGCACCAGATAATCTTACTAACATGACTGCAACTAATTATGCTCCTGGTGTTGGTATTGCTCAATACTATAGCAGTGATCGTTACTTGGTTATAAAACTTGACGCTGTTGGTAATTATCGTTTGGGTTTATCAGTATCTGCCTGGTTTACGAATGCTAATGGTTTGGGTTTTGATATTAGTATAATGGAAATAGCATTTGGGCCCGACATATAAACTTATCTTCCATTCATAAAATTCACATAAATTCATTCTTAATAATAAAATTCCATGGAGAAAGATTATGCCAACATATTATACTGTTTTGACAAAAAAAGGGCAGGAAAAATTAACAGCTGCCATTGCCTTGGGAAATACCATCCAATTAACTCGATTTGAAATCGGCGATGGCGGTGGGAGTGTTTATAAGCCGACGGCTGATCATACTCAATTGGTCCATACGGTGTATGGCGCGTTGCCAAATGCTGCACCCATAAACTCAATTTCTCAAGATCAGAATAAGACAAATTGGTTGGTGATTGAATGTATTATTCCTGAAGATATCGGCGGCTTTACAGTGCGCGAATTAGGTATATTTGATAGTGACGATGAATTATTTGCCATTGCAAACTATCCAGAAACATACAAACCTTCACTTGTGGAAGGTAGTGCACAAGACTTTTTAATTAGAACTATTCTTGAAGTAGCAAATACAGACTCTGTTGAACTAAGTATTGATCCCAGCATTGTTCTTGCTTCACGTGACTATGTTGATAGGAATACGCTTACAGAGAAAGCCATTAGGACTTATGTAGAAGACATGTTAATCGGAGTGGTAGCTTCCTTTGCTACAAGTACACTACCTGATGGCTGGTTAGAATGTGATGGTCAAGCGATTTATCGTACTCAATATGCGAAGTTGTTTGCGCGTATAGGTATAAAGTTTGGTGTTGGTGATGGGGTGAGCACATTTAATGTGCCTAATTTACAGGGTGAATTTATACGTGGTTGGGATAATGGCCGTGGGATTGACGTGGGACGTAGTTTTGGTAGCTGGCAGGTAGATGAGCTGCAAAGTCATGGGCACATCGAAGGAGGCAGTGGACATATTCATTCTGGTAGTACCACATCTGCTGGTGATCACTATCATGGAATGACTGATGTAGTTACAATTGTAACGTCTCAGACCCTTTGGCACTAAACTAAGCAAATCATCCCGGGCTGCGTGAGAGACATAGCCTACCTTCCCCCTTCAGCAAGCCGAGACAAATCAAACTGTATTAAAGCGATATTGATCACATTCAGATAAGATACGACTGATCCTAATTCTTATATCTGGTGCGCCACGAGGCGCCAATAGAGACTGCGGACTTGTTCCGCAGCACTAGCAGCTGAAAGAGCTGTCCTGAAAGTGTTTACTCAGCACGTCAGGTATCGAGCCTTGAGTGAGTACTGGTAACAGTGCTGACTAAGCGTAGGCAGAGAAATGATAGGCCATAAGTCGAGAGGCTGAAGTGATTGAGCCCCGAAATAGGATATAGTTAGGATGGCCCATGGTGTCAGATAACCAGAAGGCTACATCGAGCAAGGCGCTAAGAGGAGGACTGTTCGGCATCCTCGGGGTCTAAGAGCATGGCATGTCATTAAAGTCTATTGGTGAACGTGGGAGATCCTGCAACCTCTGACATGGAGGACAGTACAGGTTTACAAGTGTAAAAGCGAGGAGACTTGGATGGGTTGCAGGAAGTCAGAAAGGTCATAGTACCGTCGAAGCAGGGTAACGCCTGTGGAGGGAAGGACCTTGGGTAACAACAACCTTAAAGGGGAAACGTCGTATGGAACCAACAGAGACCAGTAGCTCGACGGCAACGAAACTGGACAGGATAGCGTGGCTATCAGCAGCCGACCCAAATAAAGTGTTTCACCAAGTGATGCATCACTTTAACTTGGAATCACTGCTGCAATGTTTTCACGAGCTAGACGGAAAGAAAGCAGTGGGAGCAGATAGAGTTACGAAAGAGAAGTATCAGGAAAATTTAATGTCTAATTTACAAAATCTGCTAGAACGGATGAAGCGAATGGCTTATATTCCCGGAGCGGTACGGCTAGTGCTAATCCCAAAGGAAGGTAAGCCTGGTGCCACGCGTCCACTCGGCATTAGTAACTTTGAAGATAAAATTTTCCAGAAAATGATGCAGAAAGTGCTAGAAAGTATTTATGACCCTATATTAATGGGCTGTTCCTTTGGGTTCAGGCCTGATAGAGGATGTCATGATGCGATTAAAGCACTGCATATGTACCTGTTTTTCAATCACGTTGAGATTATTATCGATGTAGATTTGGAAAATTATTTTGGCACTATCGACCACAAATTGTTGGCGGATATGTTGCGAGAGAAAATCAAAGATCAACGCTTTATTCGGTATATTATTCGAATGTTCAAAGCGGGAGTTTTATCGGAAGATGAGATCACGATCAATGATGAGGGTGTCCCACAAGGGTCGGTTTGCAGTCCCGTACTTTCGAATATATTTGCACACTATGTGATAGATGTATGGTTCGATGAGGTTGTAAAGGAACACAGCCGAGGAAAAGCGGAGATGTTTCGGTATGCTGATGATCTGGTTATATGCTGTCAGTATAAGGAGGATGCGAAACGCATAAGAAAGGCGTTGTCTTTAAGGCTATCGAAGTTCATGTTAAAACTTAATGAAGATAAAACTCACGAGGTGGACTTTTCAAAGAGCAAAGTGAAACTCGGTGTAAAACAAGGCACGTTTGACTTTCTCGGTTTTACCTTTTATCTCGGAACTTCAAGGGCGGGGAGAGTTATTCCCAAACTGAAGTCTAGCGGAAAACGTCTAACGTCAAAACTGAAGAAAGTGACGACTTGGATGAGAATGATCCGCAACAGATATCCGCTGCTTCATATATGGCGACTATTCTGCTCCAAACTTGAAGGACATATCCAATATTATGGTGTGTCTTTTAATGCAAGGGGAGTAGTAAATTTCCTATATCGGGCAAAGCGAATATTCTTTAAATGGATAAATCGTCGTAGCCAGAGGAAATCTTTTGACTGGGATAAATTTGAATTATTCGTGACGAGATTTCCTATGCCAAAAGCTAAAATATGCCATAAGCTCTTCTAACTAAATGTAGCTGAGTGAATGTAGTTGTCATGAGCCCATTGCCTTAATTGGGCACGATGTGGTTCTTACGAGGGGCCGGTATCCATAAGGTGCCGGTCTACTCTCTAATAGTTAAACCCATTTAAAAAATAATTATCCAGAATAAGTATTTAGGTCTAGTAAACCAATACATTACGGAGGATCAGTCGTGCGTATCATTTTGCCAGAAATTATTTTATTAAGCCAACATAATAATTTACTTGAAGTTGAACCTGAGAAATTTCGTCCGGAGCGATGCCCAACCTGTGGAAAATCTGGGCTATGGAAGCACGCTCATTATAATCGCAAGGCGGACTATGAACATTCCGGCTTAGAATCATTGAACCCCGTTAGGATTCCCCGTTTTTATTGTCCGTGTTGCCATAAAACTTGTTCGGTACTACCGGAATGTATTCCACCACAGCGCCACTATCCTTGGTTCATTCAGCAAGTCGTTTTGATGTTAGTGCTCACGGGACTGAGTTATCAATATGTCAGTCAAGAAACGAAACCTAGCCGCTGGACGATTAGTCGCTGGATACGACGCTTGAAGTCACAATTTTTAAAACACGCGGATCATCTGCGTTCGTTGTTGCCATCGTTGGGACGATTCAGTGAATGGATGGAGTTTTGGCATTTCCTTCTGGAAAGTTCTCCTTTGTCTCGTGTGATGTTGAATGTAAACAATGCCGGAGTGATTATCCCATGATGTATTAGAAAACCCTATTTCGGAATGGCACAGAAATGGCTAAAAATTTACCCCACACACTTTGCCCATCCCGGTCTGTTTGAATCTGTGATTAACTTCAATTCTCATCGTATTGTTAATCACAGGAGAAAAAAATGGACGAAAAAAATAAAGAGATCGCACTCTTTCGCTTAATGGTATTAGGCCCGTTAGCGAGTCGTGCCCAATTGGCTCGTGGAGAGCTTAAAAAAATAGTAGCTGAATTAGCGGCTAAAACGTATTGCATTCCCTCTTCTCGGCGGTGCTACTTGAGTCCGAAAACAATCGAGCGTTGGTATTACGATTGGTTACGCGGTGGTTTCGACGCATTGTTCCCTAAAAAACGATCGGACCGAGGCCGCTCTCATATCGATACCTCTATCCAGGCACTGATTTTAAAATTGAAAAAAGAAAATCCATCCCGCTCACTGAATACGCTCAAATATTTATTAAAAAAAAAGGAGTGATTGCAAGCAATGAAATTTCACGTGCCTCATTACATCGCTTTTTAAAAAGGAATCAGCTATCAAAGCGTACCTTATCGGATGCCACGACCATTGAACGACGTAGTTTTGAAGCAGCCCATGCAGGAGATATTTGGCAGGGTGTGGGGTAAATTTTTAGCCATTTCTGTGCCATTCCGAAATAGGGTTTTCTAATACATCATGGGATAATCACTCCGGCATTGTTTACATTCAACATCTCACGAGGTGGACTTTTCAAAGAGCAAAGTGAAACTCGGTGTAAAACAAGGCACGTTTGACTTTCTCGGTTTTACCTTTTATCTC